CTTCGCACCGAATTTTCAACACAATTTTCAACGTACCCCAAAAACAAAGGGCTTACCGCGAGGTAAGCCCTTGATATATCTGGCGCCCGAAGTTGGACTCGAACCAACGACCCCCTGATTAACAGTCGGGAGAAGTTAAGTGTCAATTCAAATGCTTGTAGCTACAAATTTTATACAAACGACTCACGACCGGCCAATTGCGTCAACCACTTACGCCGTAATTTTATGCGGGAAAGCGGCCGCCCGGAAGACGCAGGCTGCCAGCTCCTCACCAAAAGCCGGTCAGCCCAACCACGTCCCTTCAGAGCCTTCATGCGGAGCAATGGTAATCTGGCTCAGTGCGTGTATAAGATGACCGTAATTAGGTGTGCCTTCGACCCTAAGCGCTGAGCTATAAGGGGAATCACATGAATATCACGTTTCCGTCTATCGAAGTACGAGAGTCATTTGACGTCGTATTTCCTGCAGACGTCGATGGCGAACGAGTCCATTGCAAAGTCTCCATCGAAGCGCTCCAGGATTTCTTTGGAGCTGGCGGCAATGGTCTTCCCACATTTCAAGCTAATCGAGGGGAGTTTGAGCGGATAGCCGAACAAAAGATTCGTACCGGTCAGTTCGGGAATAACGGTAGCATTCTTATAACTACGGCGGACTTTCGTTGAGAGGAGCAAGGTCTGCCCGCTCTTACCAGGCTAAGCTCACAATGAAGCGGCCTCGAGCTATGAGTATCCGCTTTCGACCCATAGTGGACCTTTTTGCGCGACCATCTAAAACCACACTCATGGATTATTAGGGGGAGTGATGTTTGGGATTTTCAAGGAGAATGAGCCACCGCAAGAGCCTCCCAAGAAGATGCCACCGGTTGCAAAACACGGTGAATGGCTGGCACTGCGTACGCGCGAATGGCGTCTGGCGGTGGGCAGCGAACACCATGAACAGGTTTGAGGTTCGCGGGCCGGATCGGGGGTTCTGCGCTATATGCGGAGTGGGCGCCAGTCTGTCAGCCGATCACGTGCCGCCGCGCGGGGCATCACGCCTCGGGCAAGTACAGATGTACGAACTGTGGAAAAGGCTTTCGGCAGCTCCGAAGGAGCAGCGTCCGCCAAAATTTTCTCAGAACGGTGTGAAGTTCAGAAGCATATGCGGAACGTGCAATAACGTCCGCCTCGGTGCGCAGTGTGACCCCGCTTTTATCGACTTCACATCCAAGGTTTCGAACCTCATCACACATGTGGAGTCACGGCAGCTTGTTTTGCCAGCGACTGTGAATGTGAGGGCTAAACCAATAACTGTGCTTCGATCAGTTGTCGGCCATGTCTTGGCGATGAACGTTGGACGTGGCCCCCGCGGCCCCATGGAAGAAGCGATGGCGGCGTTCTTCTTAGAGCCAAAGCGCCCGATCCACCGTGCCCTCGACTGCTTCTATTGGCTTTACCCCTACAACGATCAAGTCCATGTGGATGCTGCAGTCATCACGCACACGCTTGGAGCTGGGCGGGGCGGAACCTATTTCAAATTGCTCAAGTTCTACCCGGTAGCATTCTTTCTCACGTGGGAGCGCAATGATGCGATTAATTACCGCTTCCAAAATCTATGCGATCACCGATATGTCGGGTACGACGTCGAAGTGGACGTCGGAGTCGACACGCATGGTTATCCGCATCAACTGTGGCCTGAATGCCCTACTGACGGATCTGCCATCATGTATGGCGGTGGCCCGAAGGTTGCGGAAGCTCGCACTGCCAAGCAAAGGGTCGTTTCTAAGGTCATTACCCTGGATTCTGGCAAAGCGGGTGTGCAACGAATCCGGGCTGCCAAACCAGTCGATTAGAAATGAGCATGTCGCTAAGGTCCGCTCCGACCCATTGCAGACATCGCCAGATTCGCATGCCGGGTGCTTCATCAAGTGGAACATCCTGCAAATTAACTTCAATCCAGTTGCGCTGAGAGGGGAAGAGCCATGCGTAGTCACGTTGCTTCAGCTTTGACCTCGATCTTCTTTCTGTGTGTTGCTTTTACCGTTTGTGCACGGCACTTAACAAGGGTCCAAGTGCAAAGAATGGAGCTACTGCAGCAAGCGCCACCCTCCCGCCCACTTCTTGCTTTTGGAAATGATCGCGATTGGATTCTGACCGAGGATATGGTCTATGTAATAGGTAAGACAAACACGGCAATCGTCGTGCCGGCCGGCTTCGTAACAGATTTGGCGAGCATCCCACAAGCGCTCTGGTCAACGGGACTGACGCCAACAGGCCAATACGGCCGAGCTGCGATTGTGCATGACTACCTCTACTGGTCGCAAAAATGCACCCGTACTCAGGCCGATCGCTTGCTTCTGATTGCGATGAAAGAAAGCGCAGTAAGCGGAATTGACGAAGGGGCGATCTATGATGCTGTGCATTTGTTTGGCGATTCTGCTTGGAAAGCAGATGCCAACGACAGAGCTCATGGCTTTCCGCGTGCGCTTCCGCTGAATCGACGCGAGCCGCCGGATCCGAACATGAGTTGGCCGGCGTATCAAAAGCAGCTCATGGCGGCAGGGGTAAAAGACGAGCCTGTTTCGGATGATGGCTCCTATTGCCACTACGGTGATTCAACTAATGTGCCGTAAGTCGAGCAAGTACCAGGAAGACAAATCCAGCACACTTCGTTTAGGGCTTGAGAGATTTCACAGGATCAGGACGACCTCGCTGAGGCGCAGTCACCGCTTGCTGCTGTGCCGGACCCCAAGCCTTTCCAGAAATGGTCCCGGCGATGCTGGAAACACCGTAGACAGCCGCCAATACGGAGAGCACGAAGCACAGAGCCTCGACCTTTGCTAGGCAAATTGGCATGCGGAATCGATGAAGCGTGGGATTCTCGCTATTCATTGCGCGCTTAAACGCCCACCCCGCCACCAATCGCATGACCGGCCCCACCTGGGCCAGATATTTTCCCATCAAGCCGCCAAAATTGAAGTCAGTATTCAGATCGATATTTCGCTGTTTGGCAATATCTCGAATCTTTGTGGCATCGGTATCGAACGCCTGCAAGATAGCTTGGAGCTCACCATTTATTTGCTCTTGCATCGCGATGAGGGCGGCGACATATGTGGCGAGCAATTTGCTAAATGCACCTAGGCCTACAGCTATGGCAAACGCGGTGATCGCCCTGGCGTAGGCAACCTCGCCTAAGTAAGGTGCAACTTTATCGACGTTCGACAGCAGTAGCACGATCACGGCACCAACACCTGCAGTAAACCATGAGACGTAGTTGCCTAGCTCTGCTGGAAACCGTGTAAGCAGCGCAACGAAGATCTTAGCGGCGCCAATGTTTTCGTGGTTCTCTTTGTTGAGCCTATTCCACTCGACGAGTGGGTCGGTCGGCGGTTTTGCTTCAGTCATTGCCCTCTCCCTGCGCTCTTGCGGCGATGGTCGTTTGGCGTCGCTATGTAACGGTACTGCAGTCCGTCTGGGTAATACAGATGCTGACGACTGGGCCACGAAGTAACGCTGCAAAGCATGAAACCCCGTCAGCGCACTCTCCCACCATGAGCGTCTACATGGAACGCCTACAATCGAACGATAATTCGGCCTACTTCTGTGTCGACTAACTAGAATGACGTGATCAGCATTGCATTACGCGAATAGAGGGACTCAACGTCTCGCTCCCCTATCCAGTCGGCCGGCGTAGCTGTAATGCCTCCACCCGGCCAACTGACGAAATGCCAATAGTGAGCAGGCTGATAAACGCCCTCACCGCAGCTATCGCAGATGCTCCCTACTTGCTTCCAAACGTAGCAGGGCGCGCAGCACGCGTCGCAAGCGCCTTCTGGCGTCCGCTCCGGCTCCGTGTACCGATCGAACGCCTTTGTCAGCGATGGACCGGTCAGGCCTAGCGGTACATCCGTTTTCTTTTTCGGCGCGTTTTCTAGACCCGCAACCTGTTTGAACTCGACAGCGATCGAAATGCGGCTTCGCTCTATAGCGGAAAGGGAAAAAATCAACCCTTGAAGTGTGCACGCCGCATACATTCCATCTTTGTATGCCAAGCCGTAAGTGTTCCCGTGCCTGGTCACAGTCCCGTGCAAGGTCCAACCCCACGCTGACTCGCTACCGGGCACGATGGCCGCACACGTCCCCCAATTGGCGGTGAAGTCAAATGCGAAGTCTTTCGGGGGTCGTGGTTCACGGCGTGGCATGCAGGCAGGTTAGGCCGCGCCCGTCTCATCTGGCGGGAGCGAATCGTTGCCTGAGCCATCTGGATTCGGGTCGAACAATGGCCTTCCATCGAAAAAACTTGCGTTAGTCATTTTGGGCCGCGATGTTGTCTGGAGGAACACAAGGGAATCCCCGGAATGACTACAGTAACGACACTCCTCACATTGATCGCCCATGCTCAGCAGCACATAGCGGCTCTGGAAAGCCTGGCAGCCGGCATGGCAGCCGGACTACGCGCCGGCATGATCGACGCCGACCACGTGTACACGTTGATGGCCACACAAACGCGCGCCATCAACGCACAACTGGACGAGGTGGTCACCGTGATGGAGAAGGTAGAACTGCGGATGCCCACGAGCGATAGCGGCGGGCCTCCCCTATATATCGCCCCAATGTGTGGCATCGTCGGAAAAAGGTAATTTTGGTAATCACACTGGCGAAATACGCAGTTTTTTCAGCGTAATCATATAGTTAGCGGTGAGCGGCAAAGGTAATCGAAAGGTAATCTAAGGTGATCTGATTACCTTCCCAAAAGGTAATTTTTTTGCACACCCTACTCTTTCATATTCAAAGACTTACGGAGGAAGGTAATTTTTATCACCTTTGGATTACCTTTCTCCGTAACCAACATTTCCTTGATGTACCAGGAACTTAGGCCCTCTCCAGGCCACATGGTTACCTTGGTTACCTTTTTCGGACCCGAGTCCGCCGGTGGCTCTGATCTCCGTGCCGCGCGACAGTTCGTGTCTGCATCAAACCGCGTCATCTGGGCTGCCGCTCGAACTCCGCGCACGCGGCGACGTGGAGGGCTCCGCGCCATGTGCGTCACCTGCATCAAAAGCAAAGGGGGAAGTGTGCAGGCGAGGAGGGGGGACGACCGCGCGCGTAGAGGAGCCTCCTGGGACGTCCTGTCCGGTCAACCGTGGCATACGGCAGATGTCAGCTTGGGCAGCCTGATCTCCCGGGGACGTCCATTATGGACGTGACAACGTCCATAATGGACGTTACTATGTCCAAAATGACCAAGGAGCCTTCATGATTAGCTATACGTTTTGGAACAACAAGGGCGGCACTGGGAAGACCAGTCTGGCTTTTCAAACGCTGTGCCGGTTTGCTGAGTTGAATCCCAGTGCGCGCATTCTGGCGATCGATGTTTGCCCTCAAGCAAATCTCTCTGAACTACTACTAGGTGGCCTTACGAACGGCGGTAGCAGCACACTATTGCAGCGCCAAGGTCTCATGCCACGTTGCAGCATCGGTGGGTACTTCCAATTGCGCCTGCCTTCGCCATACGTGGCACCGGACTTCGCAGCAGCTGACTTCATCACGCGCCCGAAGGACTTCAATTCTCAAATCCCCGGAAACATTGACCTTGTTTGTGGTGATCCTTTGCTTGAGCTTCAGGCAAATGCGGTGAACACTCTCGCCAACGCTCAGATCCCCGGAACCGACACGTGGGTTGCTGTCATTGACTGGATCACTGATTTCCTAAATGTCGCTGGCAATTACGACTACGTGTTCTTCGACGCAAACCCAAGCTTCTCCATCTATACACAGATTGCTTTAGCCGCGACGCAACGACTGATTCTTCCCGTGATGGCCGACGACTCATCACGACGTGCTATCCAGAATGCATTTTCGCTCGTGTATAGCTTACGGTTGCCTTCCCCCATTTACGCAACGTATGCCTTCGCCACTAAGTTACAAGCTGCAAATCGTTCTCTGCCCAAAGTGCACCTCATAGCGAAAAACCGTCTCACCCAATACATGGGGCCGGCCTCGGCGTTTTACGCGGTACTGACTGCAATTGACAATGATGTGCAATCACTGCTGACCCAAACCCGAAACCTATTTACCTTTTCTAGCGTCAATGAAGGGGTCGTGGATATACGCGACTTCCAGACAACTGGTGTTGTTGCCTTCGCACGTGGATGCCCGTTCTCGGTGCTTCCAGCTCGACGTCTTGATATTGGCGGTCACAGAGTGCGCGTTAACGAGTCGCTCCGATTGGAATGTTTGCAGGCAGTCGATGACCTCGTTGCGAAGTTGTGATTGTCCGAAACTGCCGAACCCATAAAAAAAGCCCCGCAGAAGCGGGGCTTTTTTTGACTTCACAACTTTGGCGACTTAGAGCCACCTACGCATCATGCAACAGCATGCTGCGAATGAATCCCCTTACCAGTCCTTTTTTTCTTGAGTGGGACGATTCGAAAACCTAGTCCGACAGCTCTCAACACTCTCACGATAGTATCCATTCGAGGCTGAGCATCGGAGCGAAGCGCCTTATAAAGCGTTTCACGCTGAAGCCCCGCATCTTGGGCGACTAGAGCCACACCCCTCGCCCTTACAAGAGCGCCAAGAGCCTCGGCAAGAACGGCCACATCACCATCGTCCATAGCAGCTTGCAGAAGCTCCGCCATGTCCTCGTCATCTTTGAGATAACGAGCTGCATCGAAACGTTGCGTTTGTGTGCTCATGTCTATTCTGTTCTATTCTGAATAATTAAACGATTATCAATTTTCACTGTTGACCTCCTTTGTCTTGATGCTGGGGCATCCATGCCCCTCGCATTAGTTACTTCATTTTCTCTGCTAGCTCTTTTGCTTTCTTTATGTCTTTCTTCTGCGTCGACTTATCACCTCCACCCAAAATAATAATGATTTTCTTGTTCTGATTTTTGAAATAGATCCGATAGCCCGGCCCAAAATGTTCCCGCATTTCGAAAATGCCGTCACCCACCGATTCAACGTCACCCAAATTGCCCAGCTCTGCCTTGATAAGACGCAGCGTGATACGCGCTTTTGCTTTCCTGTCCAACGTATCCAGCCATTCATCGTAAGCCTGGGTAGTTCTCACTTCATACATAGAACCTCTCTGCTTGCCTAGGTTGTGGCATTTTCAACGATTGCACACATAAAGTCAACGACCGGCAACAAATGGGCGAGCATTGCAAAGGATCAATCATCAAATCTATTTCTTATATATCAATTACTTATGGCGATGTGAGTTTTGCATCAGCCAGCCTTGAGCGATTGGAATCTAAACGCCTCCGCACCAATCGCTTCGTTCAGCCCGAACATGCGCGCTTGGATTGGCGCGACCTCATTTTCCATGAACACTCGTTTAGCCTTCTCCACATCTCCAAACCCACCGGCATTCGTGGGGATCATGCCTAACAGTTGCGGCGGCACGCGATGCGCAGCAAGGATGTCATCGCGACTCGTGTTCTTGATCGACGCAAAATCATCCTTCGCCGCCACTTCACTGATTGGAATCAACTGCAACCCATCCTTCTTGCCGTTCGGCGCATACATAAACAGATTCCTAAAATTCCCCGGCCCCTTCGAGTTCCTCAACGCCTCGCGCAGTGCATCGATGTCGGCCGATTGCTGGGCCGCGTCTGTCATGTAGAGGATGAAGCCGGCGTGCGAACCGTTGTCGTAGTACTTGCGCCGGAACAGCGTGGCCGACTTGTTGAGCTGCGCCGCATGCAGGGCGCTCAGGTATTCCGGCACGCCATAAATTTCCTGGCTCACGTCCGGCGCGAAGAGCTGGCACACCGGGTTCTCGAACTGGAACGCCTCACCCGTGTAAGGCACAAACCAACACGGCCCACCATTCACACCTACGCGCGTAAAGAGCGCCGGCGAGCGCTTGAGCCGCAGCAGCCGCCCGGACATGGACGGGATCTGCTCCAGGTATGCGTGCGCGAACACCAGATAATCGGTGGCGAACGCTTCGAAGTCCGCCACCGACAGGTACGGCGTCGGCACGAACGACGACACCAGCAGGTTACGCTTGATGAAGATGGCGGACGAGTGATGCGGCGCCGTGCGCAGCATATTGGCCAGGCCGAGCACGCTCACTGGCGGCTCGTACCAGCGGCCATTGCTCCACACCTGCGCGTAGTCCAGCAGTGATGCGCGATCGATCGGCTCCGGCTCGCCGAACGTAAAGGCGTGTGCATTCGTGGCCGGTGTACTGGCCAAGCTGGCCTGCGGTTTGGGGTTCTTACGCTTGCCCATCAGGAAATCTCCATAAAGCTTTGGCTGTTGGCCGCACGGCCTTCTAGCGGTTCGACAATGAGGGAATGCATGACCGACCAGGCGAGATCCGCGTGGCCGACGTCAGCGGAGCGGCTGGCGTCGTAGGTGACATGCCGACCGCTGGGGGTAAGGGTTTTGCGGATCGCCATGAAGGCAGCAGCGAGATCGGTCCAGCCGCCGTCCCATTCCAGGCGTCCCTTGCCCATGACGTCCTGCGCTTTCATCACCATCAGCGCCTTGGACTCGGGCGAGTACTGGATCGCGCGCGCCATCGGAAAAAACTGCTTCACCAACTGGTAAACACCGGTACCCATGCCGGTGGTGTCGATCGCGATGTCGGTGACGTGGTAGGTGTCGCAGAGCCGTTTGATGTTGCCGGCCTGCGCATCAAAGTCCTGGCCGGGCCACTGGTGTTTCTCCACCACGCGGAATAGATCGCGTTGTGACGTCGGCAGCGCATTCACCGTACAGCCCGAGGGGTCACCGCCACTGGTGCCCTTGGACGGATCGAAGCCGATCGACACCGGCGCATCGCCGAGCGGGCGCGGCGCGAACGGGCGCACGTCGTCCCACACCTCCCAGCTATCGACCATGCAGCGGCGCACCAACGCAAACGGAAACACCGACGCGGAGTCGTCGATGAATTCACACATCAAGAGCTGCTGAAATTCCTCGCTGCTGTATTCCAGGCGCAACTGGTCGATGTCGAACAGGTTGCAGCCGCCGGCCATGGCGTCCAAGACCGTCACGATCTGCCGCCACTGACCGTCCGCGCACGCGAGGCCCTGCGTCAGCGCTGCATGGCTGATGTCGATCTCGACGCGATCGGCTTTTGCCCTGCCCTTGTTGAACAGCGCGCCCGACCAGAACGGATAGGCGTCATGGCTGAGCGCTGAGGGCGTCGAGAAATACGTCTGCCGCCACTTCTTGTGGATCGCCATGCCGGACGCGACTTTGCGCAGCGTCTGGAAGCCATACACCCAGAAGTATTCGTCGAAGTAGAGATTGCCGTGGTAGCTCTGCGCCGTGCGTGCGTTCGTGCCGAGGAAGTACAGCGAGGCGTCATTGGGCAGGATGATCGGATCGCCCTTCAACTCGATCTCGGCCGCGTCCTTTGCAAACTGCGTGAGGTATTGGCGGAACACGTCCGCCTGTGCGCGGCTGGCCGACAGGAAAATCTGATTGCGGTCGGTGAGGATCGCGTCGTCCAACGCTTCGCGCGCGAAATACCAGGTGGCACCGATCTGGCGCGATTTCAGGATATTGCGGATGCGTTGCACGAGCCCGGCCTCGTGCCACCGGCGCTGATAGGCGAACAACGAGTCCATGAAGGCTTCGTGCAATTGCGTCGCCTGCTCAGGACTGTAGTCGTTCTTGAGCGGCTTCTTTTTTGGATCCGCGTTGCGGTTCGCCACCTTCGGATTGAGGTGCCCTTCATGACCACCAGGCGCCTCATAGCGATGCACGCGCGCGATCTGCGCGACCTGGCGCATCAGGAGATCGATTTCCTTGAAATCGTGGGCGTCTTTGTTGTCCTTGGCGATCAACTGACATAGCCGCGCTTCGAGCACGGCATCCACGCGATCGATCGGCTTCGCGTTCGCCCAACCGTCGCGCTGCTTCCACGATTCCACGGTCGAGCGCGCCTGGCCGATGTACTCGGCAATGGCGGTCACGCTCCAGCCCTGGAAATACAGGCTGCGAGCAACAGTGCGCGGATCGGTGGCGACGGCGGGCATCAACATGGCCGACAGCGTAGGGACGCGCATGCGCGTGCTGGGCCGCGTGTTGTTCTTAACCCATGCGTACAGAACTGAGCCACGTTGCCGCTGCGTGCAGCGCTATCGATGCTGGCGACCTATTCCCGTCCCCACGTCACCGAGGCCCGTTGCATGGCAAAGAAATCCAAGAAATTCCGCATTGCGACCGAAGGCGCCACGGTCGACGGCCGCACCATTCAGCGCGAATGGATCGCGCAGATGGCCGAGCACTACGACCCGGCCAAGTACCGCGCGACGATCAACCTGGAACACATCCGCGGCGTGCTGCCCGATGGGCCGTTCCGCAATTACGGCTTCGTCGATGCGTTATCCCAGGTCCAGAACGCAGACGGCAAGCTGGAACTCTTCGCCGAAATCTCGCCTACCGACGACCTGGTCGGCATGACCAAGAAAGGCCAGAAGGTTTTCACCTCTATCGAGGTCAACCCGAAGTTTGCCGACACCGGCAAGGCGTACCTAGTGGGTCTGGCCGTCACCGACAACCCCGCCAGCCTCGGCACCGAGATGCTGCAGTTTGCTGCGTCCAATCCCGACGCCAATCCGTTCGCCGCGCGCAAGCTCCATCCCGACAACCACTTCTCAGCCGCCGTCGAAACCGTGATCGAGTTCGTGGATGAGCCGGAGGCGAAGCCCGGTGTGCTCGCCAAGATTCGCGAGCTGTTCGCGCGCAAGAACCTCACCGATGACGCGCGCTTTGCCGATATCGAAGCCGCACTGGAGGAAGTCGCCGAGCACGGCGAGGCGCAGAGCGCGCAGACCGCGCGCCAGTTCGAACAGGTGGACACCGAGATCAAGGCAAGCCGGCAGCAGCTGACGGACATGTCCTCGCGCGTGGCAGCGCTGGAGCAACTGTTCAACACCACGCCTGCCGCGATCGCGACACGCCCGCTGGCCACCGGCACCGACGACGCGCTCACCGACTTCTAACCGCACGCGCCTCGCCTTCCACGCTTCCACACAAGGACATCCATGAAGAACGAAACCCGCGTCAAGTTCCATGCCCTCTCCACCCAGGTGGCCAAGCTCAACGGCGTGGCCAGCGCCTCCGAGAAATTCGACGTGCAGCCGTCTGTCCAGCAGACGATGGAAAACCGCATCCAGGAATCGAGCGATTACCTGGCGATGGTCAATGTGCACCCCGTCACCGAAAAGAGCGGCGAGAAGCTGCATCTCGGCGTATCGGGTCCGGTCGCGAGCCGCACCAAGACGTCCGACAACAAGAAGCGCACGCCGCGCTATCTCGGCGACATGGATGCGCAGCCCTATACCTGCTACCAGACCAACTTCGACACCTCCTTCCCCTACGCCACGCTCGATGCGTGGGCGAAATTCCCTGACTTCCAGACGCGCCTTTCCACGATGCTGGTCAAGCAGCAGGCACTGGACCGCCTGATGATTGGTTGGAACGGCACGAGCGTGGCCGACGACACCGATATCAAGGCCAACCCACTGCTGCAGGACGTCAACAAGGGCTGGCTGCAAATCCTGCGCGAGCAAGCGCCGGCGCAGGTAATGAGCGAGGCCAAGGCGGGCAGCAAGCAAGTGCGCGTGGGACCGGGCGGCGATTATGAAAACCTCGACGCGCTGGTGTACGACGCCCTCCTGCTGCTGGCCCCGTGGTTCCAGGAGGACACCGGCCTGCGCGTGCACGTGGGCCGCAAGCTGATGCACGACAAGTATTTCCCCAAGATCAACCAGCAGCAGCGCGCGACCGATGAGCTGGCGACGCAGATCCTGGTGAGCCAGAAGACCATGGGCGGCCTGCAGGGTTTGGGCCTTCCCTACTTCCCCGGCGACAAGCTGCTGATCACGCGGCCAGATAACCTCTCGATCTACTACCAGGCCGGCGCCCGCCGTCGCTTGCTGCGTGATGAACCCGACTACGATCGCGTGGCCGACTACCAGTCGAGCAACGACGCGTATGTGGTGGAACGCCTGCAAGGTGCGGTGTTGATTGAAAACATCGTGCTCGGCAGTTGGCCAACCAC